CCGTTATCTTCAATTGTCACTTATACTCGGTTCGACCTCAATAAATAAACTATTAATAACTTCTTCGTCATAAAAGAATGACTGACTTTCTCCAATAATTTTAAAAGATACACCTTCATAGTCAGCTGAATTAATTTCAATTAACATTTGTTGACCATTAATAAGAGAAAGTAATCCTTTAGTTCCTTTTTCTATTTCATCCCAATCGGAACTATCTACTTCTTGAATAAACATTTTTTGAATTGAACCGTTACCCAATTCCATTTCTACTTCTAAAATTTCATTTTCCATTTTTATACTATTTATTAAATTATACTTAAAAACAACTAAAGATAACAGTGGTTACAATCAAACGGCTGAATCAACCATTATGCTCAAGCCGTCTGCTCGTAGCCACAAAACGTTATAAGTAATTGCTACCATCCGTTTTCAAATTGAAGTTCAGGGAGAAAACATTTTAAAAATTTCTCTACGCTTCTTTTGACCATTCAAGCAACTGTTTCATAAATTCCATAATCTCTTTTTTGGGTATCTTCCAATCGTATGTAATTGAATAAACCTTATCTTCTTCCTTTTCTGAATGATGCCCATATTCATCAAACCAAGCACCTCTAATTGATGTTCCCCATTCCAATTTTCCTTCCATAAATGGCATATTTACCATTGTCAAGTAGTTGATGTAATTGTTTTCGTCATTTTGGTAATCAAATGTTGTTCGGTTTAATATACATTCAATCACTTCCAGCATTTTCTTTGCAAACAATTCGTCAACTCCCCCATCATAGGTAGTAAAGTCAAATATGCTATTACCAAGAAATTGGAATTTATTGTCTAGTGGGCATTCATTATCCTTTTCTTCAAGATAAAGTTTGTTAAGTTGTTCTTTGTAATTTGCCATCGCTAAATTTTTAAAATGTTTTTATTTCGTTTTCAATTTAAGTTCTTCCTAATTAACCGCAACTACTTATAACACGGGTTTGGCAAAAGTGGGCAGAAACATCCTGCTAAATTTGAACATCCTGCAAGCCCACCTTCGCCAAGCCCGATACCGTTAGTAGCTATTCTGACGTAACAGACTCAAAATGATGAGTTACATTACTTTTGCCTGTATTTTTAGTATAATCACTTTGTGTTTTACCTTGACAATCCGACCAATAAACATATCTTACACCATCTTTAAAACGATACATTTTGCATCCGTTTTGTTCAAAAAGAAATTCTAATTGAAAATTACCATTTTGAACACTCGATTGAGCTTTTTCTTTACAACTCGTAAATGAAAAGAAAAGAACAGCTACTAACAGCATTTTGGCAAGATTGAGACTTGATTTTGTGTTTTGAAACATTGTTTTTTAATTTAAAAATTAGTAATTATTTGTTGTGGCTTGGTCTTGAATTATTCGCAACCTCGCCAAGATGCAAAACGTTATAAATTAATGCTTAGTGAATAAATAAATACTGAATCCAATCGTAACCAATGCCAATAAAAATCTGATAATTGCTATGTTTTCTTTCATGTTATTGAGTTTTTGTGTTTAAAAATTTACCTATTTTCTCCAATGTTGTTGTGTGTATTCCTTTTTTCTCGTTCCCTGAATGGAGGTAAATCCATAATTGGTTTTGACTTATTCCTGACTCCTTAGCAAATTTGTTTTCTGATATATTGTTTACTGTAATATAATCAGTTATTAATTTACGTGTTATTTGATTGATATTTGATAGTTCTTTTAATGTCATTCTTTCGTGTTTTTAAAGGTTTCATTGTAGTAATCTTCAACTGTTCTATCTGCTTGTGTAGCACAATCTATACCACCTTGTATGTAAAAATTATAAAGATGTTGCTTCTCCATTTCTTTGGCTTGTTGAATTGCATCTTCATAGTATTCTTGCATATATTCTTTAGTCCAATTCATTGGTGTTAATTTTTCTACTAACAATTCTACTGCTGTCATTCTTTCGTGTTTTTAAAGGTTTCGTTGTAAGTTGCTGCACTCATTGTGCCTCCTACTAGTAAAAATGCTTCTGATGTTTGTTCAACTGCCTTTTCTAATGAATTTACTTTTACCATTAAATCAATCATAAGATTATTGTCTGAAAATTTACCCATCAAATCAATTAACCCCTTCATTATTAGAGTTTGATTTTCAATTATAATATTGTTTTGTTTCAAAATTACTTTAGTATATTTATCCATAATTTTAATTTTTAGTTCTCATTCTTTCGTGTTTTTAAAGGTTTATTTAATTACAATGTATAAAGATACCGCTATAATTATACCTATTAAAACTGCTTTTATTGCACTTGGATAATTTGGTATTTCATTCATAATATCAACTTATAGGTTTATACTTTCGTGTTTTTAATATGATATTCATACATTTCTTCTAACCATATGTCGCTATAACTCCCAAAAGCTAATTCATCTTTTATGGTATGTCCAAAATCCATTATCTGTTGCTTCTCCATTTCTTTGGCTTTAGTTAAAGCAACAAGTCTTTGAACATGAAACATATTACCGCTTATTTCTCCATCTTGATGCATATTAAACAATTCTTTTATTTCTTGATTGTAATAATCTACTGCTGTCATTCTTTCGTGTTTTTAAAGGGAGCTTTTATACTCCCATTGTTATCAAAAAGGTAAATCATCGTCATCCTCAGCCATCATTCGAATTGCTTCCTCTTGAAATGCTGTCTCAATATTACCCATTTTTTTCTGGATCGGAATATTTGTTGTTGTACCTCCTAAATTATCAGTCTCAACTTGCCATCCCTCAAATGTATTAAAGCATTTTTCAACTCCATCTGCTCCCGTCCATAAACGACCTCTTAAATTGATTGAAATACTTATCATGTCGCCTTGTCTAACGTTGTTTAAAAGGTCACATTTAGCGTTACTGAATTGAATTGATAAATACTCTTTATACTCGCCTTTTACCACTTCCAAAATAACCTCACGTTTTTTGAACTTTTCGCTTTTTACTTCCTCTTGGCTTACCTTGTAAACCGTTCCTTTGATTTTTAAAATTTCACTCATTTTATTTGTTTATTTGTGTTAATAATTGGTTATAATATTCACGTGCAATCTCTACACGCTCTTTAATTTTTTGTTGTGCGGCTTCGTCTTTTTGTACAATAAATCTTTTTACCCTTAAATTATTAGGTATTTGGTCGAAATTGTGCATCTCCTGGACTGCTTGGCGAACGTCTAAATCCTCATCAATCAAATTCAATTTCCAATGCTGTCTTCTAACTTCGTCCTCAACAATTTGGTGCGGTGTGTTCATTAAACAGTACACTAACTCGCTTGTTTCGTGTCCGGTCAACATCATGTAGCCAACTAGCTGCCAATAATAATCCTTGTTTTTTAGCGTTTCATCAAATAATGGGAATGTTGATCCACTCCATGAACATTTTATATCAGCCAAAAGATTATCCGTATTAATGTCAGGCTCACCCGTTAACCATTCGTTGTTAAATCTAACTTCGTTTTTTACTACGAATTCCCAATTTAAGACCTCTGAGGCAAATTGAATAGCTTCATCTTCCATCTCTAAACCTTTATCAGTGTAACGGCTCGAAAACTCCTTATAAATACCTAATTCACGCTCTTTGAATACATCTTGAATGTAACTTTTTGCCGTTTCTGATAATGTTTCGCTTTTTGTTCGTGGATCAGTCATCAACTTTCCAAGTGAACTGCATCTAAATAGTAAATCTTTCATAATAATTGCAATGCTGCCTTTTGAAGGTCGGTTAACTCAAACTTAAATAAATCCTCTTTTTTCGCTTTTCCATCTTGAATAGCAATTAAAGCATTTTCAAATCTAGGAATAGTAATAGTCGGTTTTTGTGTTGAAACCGTTTTTGTAACTTCGTTTCCGTCATCATCAACAGCTTGTAAACTCAAAAGTGATTGTAAACTTGCTCTTCTGAAATAAGTTATTCCAGCAATCTGTTTTTGTGGATCCGTAATAATTGGTAAAATTAACTCACTTGTAACCATGTCCCCGTTTTCAATGTCAATTATCTGTGTGCAAACCTTGCCGTCTAATATTGGTTGTAATAACAGTAAACTGTATTTCAATAGGATTGGCTCAGTAGCTTCTAAAATAGCGTTTAAATCCGCGTATTTTGATTTAAAGAATGGATTGTTACTTCCCTTCGTAACTTTACCGATTTCCTGCTTAGCTAAATGTAGCTTAAAATAAATGTTGTTTGCCTTAGGAATTGCATCCTCGAATGTTTCTTTTTTCATGATTTTTATCTTTTAGTTGAACAAATATAAACTTTATTTTAATATAAGATACTATTTTAATTTATTTTTATAGATAATAATTATTTCTTTTAACTCATCTCGTGTAAATTTCCTTGTTTTATGCGCTTCTTGACACAATAAAACATAATTTTCATGTCCTATTTTTTTCTTTAAATTAATTTGATATTCAATTAAATTACCATGCAAATATGTATTACAGTATTCACATTGTAAATGAACATTTCGCTCATCAAATCTAACATTTGCGTGTCCCCCACTAGAAAAATAGTGTCCCGCATTCCTTTTGATAGGTGGTTTATTGCATGAAATACAATTTTTACCCTCATCTCTTTTACGAATAAATGAATTAAAAACTTGCTGTGCCAATTTCAAATAGTCCTGGACCGTCAACATTTCTTTTTTAAGCTTAGATTTTCTTTCGCTCCATTCCTTTGACTCAGCTTTTTTCTTTTGATCCACTTTCTGCATTGCCTCAATAAATTTACATTCGTGTTTCCAACAGTATTTTTCTAGGGTTGAGAATCTTGGATCAAATGGATCCTTGCATTCCTTACATTTTTTCATATCCCGTTCATTAAATTAGTATTTTGTTCCTTAAGCTTTTCAATCTCAAATCTTAACTCCATATTTTCCCTATGATAATTATTGTTCATTTTTTGCATCAACTCAAATTGTTGATGTACAAATTTAAAAGTAAAATAACTTTCACTCATTTGTCGGATGTGTTTTTCAAGTCCCTGAACGTAGTTGGATTCAGGTTTTTTTGTTCGTATTTCTGCCAGTGTAACTTTCATTGATTCAATGTTGGCTAAAATGCTTCCTTGCGCGTTTAAAATTTCTAAATAATCCATGTTTTTATAGTTTTAAAATGGTAAATTTTCTCTGTGTTCGTTCATTGATTCGCTAAAACTTTTTAATTCAACAGTCTTTTTTTGGTTATGTTCCTTGCGGTTTGCGTAAACTTCCCCTCCATGATAATCCTTTACGTAATATTGATATTTTTCAATGTTTAGAAACATTTTGTAAACTCCGTTTTTACTCACTCCCTTTGGTTTTGATTTGGCAATTCTAACGTGCAATTCATTTTCAGCAAAATAACCGCTCTCATTTTCTGCAATTCCAGCTGGGGGCCTCCATAAAGTTATCATTAATAAACCTTTTCTAAACCAAACCTGACCTCCAGCCAAATCCCTTGCGCTCGGTGGCGGATAGTAAGTAATTCCGTCTTTTGTTATTGGCTGTTGGTCTCTAACGTGTGTAATAATACAATTGTGTCTGTTCTTTTTTCGCGCGTTTTTTCTTGAATAACCTAAAATTCTGCTTAAATATTTATCCTCACGTCCCAAATCATTCGGATCAAATTGTTCTGTAAGTTCATTCCAAGGATCAATTGTCGTTGTATGAATCGTAATATTATAATCCTTTTCGATATTATCAACAATCTCATAAAATTTGGTTACAGTTAAATCCTCATCTACTGGATCAATAACAATAAAATGTTCGTTTATAAAATATTCAGCTTTTGCGCGTTCACTTTCTGTCATTGCATTTTCTCCATTAACGTATTTTTTCCCTATGTATTTATGACAAAGTTCTGAAAAAATGTCCTTACAATCTCCCGTTTCAGGCGAATAAACAACGTGATTCCATCCATGTAAACAACTTAAATTGATTAATATTTCAAACCACCATTCCGTTTTTCCACTCGCTGGAGCTGCGCCTATAAAAGTTGTACATTTTAGTTTAATCGTCAAAGGTAACTGTTCCCAGCTCCAGCCTATATCCTTACCCCTTTCAACTCCATTAACTCGGAAATGGTCTAATTCTCCCTTAATATTTTCTAGTCTTTTATACATTAGTCAAATATTACATTGTGTGACGCATAAACAATCTTGTCTTGTTTGGTAACATTTGAATATTTATCTAGTATTTCGGCTCTACTGAAAAATTCAGGGGTGCAATATTGGTAATTATTTTCTTTATGGTAATCATTAATTTTACAGTTGTTAATTGCGTTCATTATTTGCTCCTTTGAATATCCATCTTTTAAACGTGCTTCATAACTTGATTGAACTTTTTTATTGATTATCTTAAATTGTCTCCCAAATGCATTATTCAACACCTCAAGCAACGCTTGATAATCTATTTTATTTATTACATTAACAGTTACAGTATCATTAACAGTTACATTAACAGTTGGATTTGTTGACGTTTGTTGAACAAAATCAACATTTGTTGGATTTGTTGACGTTTGTTGACTTTCTTTTAACAATCTTCTAGCTTCTGCACTTGCTTTTCCGGCTGTACTTCTGCCTTGTTTAGTTTCTAGCCATCTTATCAAATCACGTTTCATCTGTAATTTAATAGGCTCAAAAGCCAACATTATTAAAGGATCATTGTTGATTGGATTTTCATCATTAACGTATGCAAAAATGTGTTTTAGTAGTATTCCAGCTTTATCATTTGGCAACATTTCAATAATTGAACGTTGGTCTGAATACAAAACAAATGATTTTTTATCTTCAGCCATTATTTCATTTCTTTATGTAGTAAATGAAGAGCGCCTATCAATTTAAAAACATCGTCTTTTGATAATTCAATTGAATGCCATTCCTCAAATCCTTGCTCTTGAATTGCAAAAAGAACTACTTGAAAGTCATTTGCAATTTCATCTGTTACAGTTAATTCAACCTCCATAATGGAAGGTATAACATAGTTTTCAAATTTGTAAATCATAATAAATAAATTAATTAAATGCAAAAAGCCAATCTAAACAGGTGCGTGAGATAACCTATTTTCGATTGACTTTTCCGTTAAAATTTCTTGAAGTTCTCACGCTTCTATACTGCAAATATACAAATAATTTATATTTCTACAGTCTTAAATAATTTATATCCTAAACTTTTAAGAAAAATAACGCAATCCGTCTCGTTTAATACTGGCTCAACAATCAATTCTTGTTGCTTATATTCAATTACTTTTTGTTCAACTTTTGGCTTTGCGTAATCAAATGTATTGACGTTTTTTTTTTTTTTCCCCCATGACTTGCCTCTGAATTCATGATAACATTTATCTTTTAAAAATTTAGGGATTGCGTCACCTTCAAACCAAGACTCTTCAAATCCGTTCATTCTCAATTCGTCATAAAATTCTCTTGACGTAAAACATTCAGGCATCTTTGTGAATGTTTGAATTAAAATTAGTTTTTTTCTCATGATTTTTATTTATTTATATTGGTTAAAATTATTTGATAAAGTTCTTTATTGATTAATCCAACAGCATGGATAAATCCTTTTTCTGATGTTGACAGATAAGAAATAGTGTCGAAATTATAGACTGTTATTCCTTTCATTTTGCTGATTCCGTCATTCTTAACGTAACCCTCAAATTCTAAATCCTGAGCATCGCACTCAAAGTTGATAAACCTTGTCGTCTGTATTCGGTATTGATTTACTGATTTAATTAATGTCTGCATGATCCTTTATTTTAATTAATTTATAAGATGTTTCCATTGCTCGTCCCGTATGCGTAAACTCATTTACAACACTTAACTTTAAGACTTCTGGATATAAATAATTTTTAATCCAGTAAAACAAATTCTCGCTAATCAAATTTTCAATATTGGGATTGTTTGGGATATTCTTGTACTTACTCGCCAAATTTCTTGTTCGGCAAATAACATAGCCAATTTCTTTGTATTTCAATCCTTTTGATTTTAAAAATGTTGTCATCTGTCTGCGCATTTCAGCAACATACATATTTTGTGAATCTGAAATTTTACTGAAATAATCGTAATACTTTAAACAGTCATTTAAGACAGCAATTTCATCGTTTATCTTATTAGATTTGTTTTGTAATTCTTGGATAACATTGTTTATGTGCATTTTTTTATACTTTTTAATTGATTTAAGCGTGTTTATTTACTTTGTTGGTTAATGACATTCAGATAGTCTAAATAAAGGTTTAAATTAAAGCTACCGCCTTTGTCGTTTTCTGACTTTTGACCTTTCCAATATCTCATCATTGTAGCCAAATCCGATTT